CATATTGGCAGTAATCATATCAACTTGATTATTTAATAATCTTTCATGGAACATTTGAGCAATGCGCTGTTCTGTACCGGTTGCTGTAGACTTAGGAGCTCCGCCTGAACTAGACGGTTTAGGGTTTACTAGTTCTGAAGGTCCTGTTGGATCTGATGTAGAACAATTATTACGTTTATTTGGAGAAATTTCTGAACCTTGTTGCTGGCCGGAAGAAGCAAGTTCTTGATTAACACTTTCTCTTCCTTGTGCCATATCAGGCCTTAAGCTATTAAAAAATGCATTATTAAAATTAATATCAAAATCTAATACATCTTCATTTTTACCAGTATAGATATAATTATATTCTTTTTTAATTAACTTTTTTAAATTATTAATATTCGACGGACGGTCTCCTGGACCTAAGGACGATGCTTCGTGTGGAGTATAAGGATGCACAGCGTATACATACGTTCTACGAGGGCGACCTAATAAACATTCTAATTCCTTATCGCTATCTATAAAACTTAATACTTCTATTCTAAACCATTTCTTAAATCCATTTTGACTTGGCTCAGTTGCAACATCTCTAGCATATTTTGTATTTTGTACTATGCTTTCTATTATATTAGTAATACTATCGCCTTGACTAAACTGATAACTTCTTGACTTGTTTGCTGTTTGTGATTCATTATTTTGTCGTTGATTAGTTTGTGTTTCACTGTTATTAACACTTGCAGCATCAGGAGTAGGTTGAGGGGCGCCATCTCGTGAATCTTCAAGAAGTATACTTCTTCCAATTTCATTCATATTATTAATATCAGATACATATGCCTTTAAATATAGATAAGTTGCAGGCGCCGTTGTACTAATTACCGGAACTGCACTATTAATAGTGTCTTCGTCAGATGCCGGGTTTACCGATTCATTTCCTTGACGTATTCTTTCTTGTTCGCCAGCATTAATAGTTGCTCGTAATGCAGATAAATCAACATTTTGACTTCGTATTGATGCTAATAAACCTTCTTTACTTTTAGGAAATGCTATTATGTATCTGTCATAACCTTTAATTATACTCTTATTTTCTAATTCTTCAATTCTGTCATTAAGAACATTTGCAACAGAAGTCCTACTATTTTCAAGTACTTCTGACGCTGTTGAACCTGAAGCATTAATAGCAACAGGTGTCTTATTAGTTTCGTCGGTTAACGCAGTCTCGTTATAAGGAACTGCTTTAATACGATATGTGCTTCCTTGATCTCCTACATTAAAATCTGTTTTAATTAATTTAATCGGTATAAAAAAAGGTTTTATAGATGATAAATCTCTTTCGCCGTTAGCATCCCATCCACAAAACTCAATTTTTAAACAAAACGGTGCATCAATATAATTATTATATCCTGCTTTTTGTGAAGCAACTAATAATGCTTCAAGGAATTTTCCCATACTGTACGGCTCAGTTACAGTAAATTCAACATTTGTTCCTAGAGAAGTTCCAGTATTCGAATTAGGTGCAACAATTGCATTTATAAAAACATCATCTATAAAATATTCTGCATCCTTGTTTGGTAATTCTGATTCAGTTCTTGTTCTAGTTGAATATCCTGAATCTCTTGTTCCGCCGCCTGATTTTAATACAAAATATTTAAATTCGCCGCCATTCCTATAACTATCAGGATTGTTATATTGAGATTTGTCTAAAATACCTAATGTAAAGATATAATTAACTGAGTTATATTCTCTAAGAGGATTGTCTATTAATCCTCCTTGATTAACTGTGTTTGAAAATTCTCCGCCTGACAAATTTGCATAAAAGGACCAAGGGTCATTTTTTACAGATTCAATATATGAAGTTGCTTCCGAAAATTCGCCGCCAATAGCACCGGCTAAATCACCTAGTCCTCGAGTAATTGTTTTTATAGGGTTAAATGCACTAATTGTTTCTGCAAATGAATCTCCAAAAAGAGAATTAGCAGATAGTCCTAAATTTAATCCCGAATTAGTAAATGCAGTAAATCCAGCTGAAGATAATTTTGAATCTAATACTTGGCTTATTTTATTTGGATTAGAACTTAGATCAGATAGTACACCAAGTGCACCGCTAACTTTATTAAGAGAAGAATTTATATCGCCATTAAGTTGAGTTACTTTAGACGAAATATTATTTCCTATAGCACCATTTAAATCTGCTCCTAATGTACGCAATTGAGAACTTACGTTACCCGAAGCAAGTGAAGAATTTAATCGAGATATAGAATCTGCTGCTGCATTATTTGCAGAAATTGCCGAATTTAAAGAATTAATTCTCGAATTAAGTTGTGATCCTATCGAGTTAGCATTACGTAGCGAAGAGTTAAGTCCATTGCCAACATCCGTGTTTAAAGAACTTGTTAATGTATTAATTCCAGTATTTACTGTTTGAGAAACACTTGAAAGCCATCCAGCCATATTATAATCCCAACGTATCTCGAAGATTTTGTCCTTGCGGAAGGTATATTTTAGTTCCCGCAGTAAAATCATATATAGGATCTTTTATAATGTCCATATTGCGCTGGGCAAATATCCACCAAAGATCTTTTTTACCATACAGGTCATGTGCTAACAAATCTGGTCTATGAGTATAAGCAGTTGTTATTTCATATAATATATCGCTATCTGATTTAGGAACTGGTCTAATTTTTAAAATATTTAAAAATCCCGAGTTTGTTATTTCTGTATCAGCATACGGACTAAACGTAGATTCTGACATTATACAAAGCCCTCCGGTGTATTAACAAATCCGCCTTCAGAGAATGTTTTAAGATTAAACTTAGACACAGTTGATCTTGCATAATTTGGAGTTGTAGTTACTGTAATAGTACTGCGTGTTGGAACGTAGTTAGGAGCAGGATCAGGAGCTACTGTTACGGGGATATAGTCAACATCAGTACCTAATTCAATTTGGAAATTTTTAATTAACACCGGAATATCATTTAATACATATTTTCCATACCCGTTTAGATGAGATAATAAAGGCGGATTTCCAACATTAGATCCTCTGCCATAAAACATCTTTGTCATTGTTCTTAAAAAATGTACGCATGCTAACCAATATGCAGCATCTTCAGAATTTTCAATATAAAATTCTCCCATAAGTGTAATGTCGTCAACTTTACTACTCTGGTATGCATGAAATGCATAATTACTATGTGTAGGAGCAATTTCACTGTAATTTGCACTATGTTGTAACATAACTGTAGGATTAATAGGAAATACCATCCTATTACCAATACTAGATAAAGGTTTTAAAATTCCTTGATTTTGTATTTCAGAAGGAACACTTAAACTAACTCTCCAGTCATTTTCAGATGAACTATCATTACGAGATGATACATCTGTTGCTGCTACTGCTATAGCAGTAGATCTTTCTGAAGGGTTTGCACCCGAAGTTACTCCTTGTAATGCATTTGTAGCCATTCTAGTAGCTGTGCCTATGTTGAAAGCAGATGCTGTATTTGCAAACATAGAATCTAACGAAGACAGTACATTACTTGCACGAGATAATTTTGACCCAAGCGGAGTTGAGTTTAGGAAGTTTTTTGACGAACTTCCTAAACCATTAGAAAAGCTAGACAACGTATTTGAAAAACTATTAAAGTTATTAGACGCTTTGTTTATTGTGTCTGATATATTGTTAAATGCAGAAAAAATTGACATATTTAGATTAATCTCCTACTAGTATTTAGTTGACAAAATAAAGTATGTATATTATAATAAGTATAACGAATGGAGAATTCATGAGACCTAAAAATTACCTTAACAATAAAGATATATTAAAAGAAATACACAGATCTAAAAATACATTTTGTAGTTACGTTGCTCCGGAATACGGATATTATGATATAATTTTATTAGACATAGATAAAATTAATATCAGAACTATTGCCGAAGCAAAACGTAATAAAGCAAAACGACTATCATCTGAAGAATATGACAGACGTAAAAGTCTAGGCGAAAAAGTTAAACAAGCAGAATGTGAAGTTGATTATAAATCAATTACAAAAGAAGAATTAATTTTTCGTGTAATGACATTTGATCACATTCCAGAAGAGCCTGGTCGTAAAAAGAATCCAAAAACTGTAGCAGATACAAAAACAAAACTTAACTTTCCTCCATTTCATCATTACAAATTTGACGACGACGGTAATTTACAATTAGTTGGTAAAAGTCACTGGTCAGGAGGTATGGACAACGGTTATTTTGATAAAAGTGGCGGCAAAGCAACAGATAACCTTGCTATGATGTGGCTTAAACTTGTAGATCGATATGCTACCCGTGGCAATGTACGTGGCTATACTTATAATGACGAAATGAAAGGTCAAGCAATCTTGCAACTTTCACAAATCGGTTTACAGTTTGATGAATCTAAATCACAAAACCCATTTGCGTACTATACTGCTGCTGTTACTAACTCATTTGTACGTGTTATTAACATTGAGAAGCGGAATCAAAACATTCGAGATGATATTCTAGAGATGAATGATTTAAATCCAAGTTATACAAGACAACACGCAGGCGAATGGGAAGCAAGTGTCAAACGGAACAGTAGTCAAAAATAATTAGTTGACAGGTGTTAAAAATTATAGTATACTTGTACAAGTATATATGGAGGATACGCTTTGTTTAAAAAAGCAGCAGTGTTTACGGACATCCATTTCGGATTAAAAGGCAATAGTCGTGTTCATAACGAAGATTGCGAAGAATTTATTGATTGGTACATAGAACAAGCACAAGCTGCTGGTTGCGAAACTGGAATCTTCTGCGGAGATTGGCATCATAACAGAAATTCGCTTAATCTTACTACTATGGATGCAACAATTCGCAGTATGGAGAAGCTAGGAAAGGCATTTGAGAAGTTTTACTTCTTTGATGGCAATCATGACTTGTATTATAAAGACAAACGTGACGTAAATTCAACTGCATTTGCAAAACACATTCCGGGCATTACATTTGTTGACGAAATTCTTATCGAAGATGACGTTGCACTTGTTCCTTGGCTTGTAGGCGACGAGTGGAAGAAGATGAGTGACATTAAAACAAAGTATTTGTTTGGTCACTTTGAACTTCCTAGCTTTTATATGAACGCTCTAGTGCGTATGCCCGATCACGGTGACCTAAAGCCTGAACATTTCAAACATCAAGACTATGTTTTTAGTGGACACTTTCACAAAAGACAAAAACAAGGTGCTATTCACTACATTGGTAACGCATTTCCACACAATTATGCCGACGTAGGCGATGATGCACGTGGCATGATGATACTTGACAAAGAAAACAACAAAGAGCCCGAGTTTATCGACTGGCCTAATTGTCCTAAGTACCGTACTGTAACACTTAGTCACTTGATTGACAATGCAGATACCTTTATTAAGAGTAAAATGTACTTGCGTGTTACACTAGACTTGCCTATCAGTTACGAAGAAGCAAGTTTTATCAAAGAAACATTTATTAACCAGTACAACTGCCGTGAAATTACGCTAATACCGCAAAAGCAACTAGAAGAAATGAGTACTGAACTTGATATTGCGCAATTTGAAAGTGTAGATCAGATTGTGAGCAATGAAATATCACAACTAGACACAAACAATTACGATAAAAGTATGTTATTGCAAATTTATAATGGATTAGAACACTAATATGATTAAGATCAAAGACTTAACCGTAAAAAACTTCATGAGTGTAGGTAATCAGACCCAAGCAGTAGACTTTGAAGGTGAACAACTAACACTTGTGTTGGGGGAGAACTTGGATCAAGGTGGCGATGACAGTGGATCACGCAACGGAACTGGTAAAACTACAATTATCAACGCATTGTCTTATGCATTATACGGTACTGCACTAACAAATATTAAAAAGAACAATTTAATTAACAAAACTAACTCAAAAGGCATGTTAGTTACTCTGCAATTTGAAAAAGACGGCAATCAATATCGTATTGAACGCGGAAGATCGCCTAATTTGTTTAAATTCTACATGAATGATCAAGAAAAACTAGTAGATGAGTCACAAGGCGACAGTAGACAGACACAAGACGATGTAAACACACTGTTGGGTATGAGCCATGACATGTTTAAGCATGTTGTTGCGCTGAATACCTACACAGAACCGTTTCTTAGCATGCGTGTTAATGATCAAAGACAAATTATTGAGCAGTTGTTAGGTATTACTATTCTTAGTGAGAAAGCAGATGCTCTAAAAGAGCAAACTCGACAGAGCAAAGATGCTATCACCGAAGAAACTCTTAAAATTAATGCTATTCAAACTGCAAATGAAAAGATTGAAGGTAGCATTGATGGGTTAAAACGCACTCAACGTGCATGGGTTGCTAAAAACAAACAGGATCAAGACAAACTTGTTAGTGCAATTGACGAACTTGAGCATTTAGACATTGAAGCCGAACTCGAGGCGCACGAAAAGTTATCAAGTTGGAATGAACACAACAGCGCGATACTAGCACTTAGAAAAGAACTAGGTACACTTGAGCCTGCACTACAACGTGCTACTAAAAGTGTAGAGAAAGCCGAGAAAGACATTGCTGATCTCGAAGACGCAACCTGTTACACTTGTGGTCAAGAACTACATGCAGATAAAAAAGCAGAGATTGCAGAAAGAAAAGGCAAAGAACTTACTGATGCATTTGCATATCAATTAGAAGTTGCTGATAAGCTCGAAGGTGTTATGAAGGCACTTGAAGAAATCGGCGATATCAACGGCAAGCCTACTACATTCTACGACACTGCTAAAGAAGCATACGATCACAGAAACAATGTAGACAATCTAAAGAAAGCGCTCGAAGATAAAAAAGTTGAAACTGATCCATATGAAGCACAAATTGTAGAACTAAGTGAAAGTGCTATACAAGAAATTGATTGGAGTGTAGTAAACGAACTTACTAGTTACAAAGAACACCAAGAGTTCTTGCTAAAACTACTAACAAACAAAGATTCGTTCATCCGTAAGAAGATTATTGATCAAAACTTAGCATACTTAAACAACAGACTTACATATTATCTTGACAAACTAGGTTTACCACATCAAGTACTATTCCAAAACGATTTGAATGTTGAAATTACACAACTAGGACAAGACTTAGACTTTGATAACTTGAGTCGAGGCGAACGCAACAGACTTATTTTAGGATTGAGTTTTGCATTCCGTGACGTTTGGGAAAGCTTATATCAAAATATCAACTTGTTGTTTATTGACGAGCTGATTGACAGTGGTATGGACACTGCAGGTGTTGAGAATAGTTTAGGTGTTCTTAAAAAGATGGCACGTGAAAGACAAAAGAACATTTATCTTATCTCACACAAGGACGAATTGATTGGCAGAGTTAATCATGTGTTGCGTGTTGTAAAAGAAAATGGATTTACAAGTTATGCAAACGATTTAGAGGTTGTAGAGTAATGGATGACGATACTCACGATCTGCTAGTAAAAGCATATTTAGATTATTTTAAAGCAAACGAAAAGTTTGAAGATAGAAATAGTGTAAGAACACATCGTGCAGTACGAAAGTGCTTGCGCGATATTCGTGCATTAGCAAAAGAACGTGCTGACGAAATACACGTTCATCATAACACAACAAGAGAAACCAGAAAAGACAAATAACAACTTAGGCACTGGTAAGTAACTGATGCAGTGGACTTACCGAGGACAAACAATTGACACAATACCAGACGAGTATGAAGGCTTTGTTTACCTTATTACAAATACCACTACAGGCCAAAAATACGTAGGCAAGAAACTAGCAAAATTTAAAACCACTAAGCCACCTCTAAAAGGCAAGAAAAATAAAAGACGAGGCTACAAAGAAAGCGATTGGAAGGATTACTACGGTAGTTCAGACAGACTAAACGCAGATGTAGCAGCACTAGGCGAAGAACACTTTACAAGAGAGATATTATATCTTTGTAAAGGCAGAGGCGAAATGTCTTACATAGAGGCAAGAGAACAGTTTGACAGGCGTGTACTTGAAACAGATGATTACTACAATGGTATCATTAATGTTAGAGTAGGCGGATCAGACAAACTCAAACAGGCATTGCTAGAACATCACATCCAGGCAAAACAATCCAACACATAAGGTTGGCGGGCCAGTTTACTAATGCCG